GCCTGGGCGAAGTTGCCACCGGCGTACAGTGCCTTCCGCGCCATCGGCATGTTGCCGCCAGCGGCAGCCCGTCCCGCCTCAAGCAACACATTCCGTTCGCGCTGGGTGTTGCCCAGCTCATAGCCCTTGGTTGCGGAGCTCAACCAATCCGACGCGTCAGGAATGTAAGGCTGCAGCAACCCAGGCATCAGAGGAACCTCCCCGCATAGTTGGCGCCGCTGGCCACGTTGCCAGCCCCGAGCATGCCCGTGCCAGCACCATACCCTTGCTGCCACATATTGTAATTTGCGAGATTAGACAGGCCGCCAGTGAGAGCATTTCCGGCCCCAGTAATGCCCTGCCCCATCGTCAGGCCAGCCTGCGAGAGCAATCCGGCCTGGGTGGCCGCTGACTGCGTACCCGTGCCGGTCAGTGACGTAGCAGCCGTGCGCCCGGTATCCACCAGGCCGCCAATCTGGGCGAGGCGCTTGTTGTAGGCGTCGAGCATATTGCGCTGGCCATAGTCGTAGAGCGCGGCGCGGACATTGCCGCCGCTGGAGCCGGTGAGCGCATACTTGTCGTTCACCGCCCCAAGCCCGGCCTGCTGCGCGGCGAGCCAGCCCGGATCGCTCTGGAAATTGGAATAGAAAGCCTGCTGCTCTTCCGGCGTGCCGAGGCCAATAGCCTGCTGATATTTTGACAGAGCCCCAGTGCCTGCCTGCATGTACGGCGACAGGAGCTCTTCGTTGCGTTGCTGTTGCGCTGCAACGGCGGCAGCCGCCTTTTTCTGACCCTTTGCCGCCTGCGATGCGCCATAGATCTGCGAGCCAGCCCCGATCGCCGCAGCGCCGATGATGGCGGCCGTCGTCCCAATCATTACAGCAAATCCTTAATAAACTGCTGTTCCAGCGGCTTGTAACCCATGCGGGTATAGAGAGATGAGACTGGCGCGCCTTCCGGCGCTACCACCAGCGCTTTCGCGATGCCCCGGCTGATCGCCCAATGCTCTGCTTCCAGCAGCAAGCGCACACCTGAGCCGCGCGCATCCGGCGCGACGTACCAAAACAGCTCGCTCATCACCTTGTCGCCGGAATGCGGATGGCGCGTCGCGATCGCGCCGAGCATGCCGACGATCTCGCCTTGCCGCTCATCGATGAGCACGAGCCCATGCTCAGCCTGGATGAGATTCCTCGCAAGCTGTGCCTGGGCGTGGCGATTGACGCTCAGATGCCACGAATAGCCGCTCTCCACCATGAACTGCACGCCGAGCTCAACGAGCTGCGGCACATCGGCCAGGGTCGCAGCTCGGATCATAAAAAACCGAAAAGCGCATATGTACCACTGTCAATACTTCCAGAAGAAAAAGTTATTCTAAGGGCGTTTATTGCTGAACTATTAAAAAAATGACCAATCATTGAGTAAAACGCAACACCAGACACATCCATACCCATAATATACATTGGATAACTACCACCATGATAATTAAATATATCTAGAGATATGTTCCAAGACGAAGACGACGCTCTAGTAACTATATCACTTATCATTGAGTCAGTTGACGGCGACGTAAAAACAGTAGAATTGTATGTATTTACCGACGAGTTCCTATAGCTACCTGTATTAAAAGTAGATCCGTTATCTGTAGAAGCCCTAACGACGGGCCGCTGATCGGCTCCACTGTTGTGACTTATGTTACTTATAAATAAATTAAGATGAAGGTAGTGATTTGGTATATTCGTGATATCAAAAGATGCCGCAGATGGCAGGGAGCCGCTCGCAATTGTGATAACGCCACCACCGTAAACAGGATTAGCAGATGCCCCCTTTGTGATTAGCCGTTGGTTTGCAATTCCTGATCCAAGCGCCTGCCAATTATTGGCTCCACGGTAAAGAATATCGCCCTGTGATGCCCCAATGTAATCAAGTATTTTTTCAAATCGTGAAAAATATGCATCCCATTCTAGATTTAGCCGTCCTGTCTCAGGATTGACAACTTGTTTGTTCTCTGGGCGTATAATACTCATCGGGTACCTCTCGCGTGCACATACGCCTGAGTGAGGCCCTTAAGCACAGCCGCCGACGCCCGAAACCGCCAGATACGCCCCTTTTTGGTGCAGCGCCCCCAGCGGTTCAGGCGTATCGTCTGATCGCGCTCGCCTAGCCGTCCAATCGACTGCGTGCGCTCGCACTGGAAGGTAGCGCCGCCGTCGTCAGAAAAATCAATCATAAGTACCGGATTGGCATCGCTCTCCGTGGTACTGTTGAGTCCCACCCCGGAAATAATGTCAACCTCCACGCCATCGACGAGAAGCCGGTTGGGGAACTTATGGGAATGCGGACAGTGTGCCTCGAACACAAGTTCTGTGCCATCCTCAGTGTAGCTGTCAGCGTTAATGTAATACAGCTTGCCGTTGCTCTCGTTTCCGACGATGTACTTTCCGGAGAACTGTATTGCATAATTGGCAATCCAATGGTCATCCCCATAGGACTGCCGTTCGAACCACGCATTTTCTAGCCCTGTCTTTCTGGCTGTCGCCACATCGAGGCAATAGGTAAAATTGGCCCCCTTCAGCGTGTAGATCTCGTGCCCCTGGAAACTGTGCACGGAGCCAACCATAGTCGCGCGCTGCGCGTCCGTGAGACCGGCAATCGCCCGCTCCACGGCATGATTTGAGGCACGCTCAGCGGCGCCGTCCCTGCCATAGCGGACGATGTTGTTGTGATCGACCCAGATCAGCGCCTTTTCGAATTTGGCCACCGTATGCGGCCCAGTCAGCCCGAGTTCGATATCCTGCTGTACCGCGGAGAACGGAAACGGCTGTCCGGCAAGGGAGGTATCCGGTTGCCAGATTTCCAGGCTTTTCGTGCCAAACGCGTAGAAAAATCCGGCGTTCACGAATACGCGAACAAGGCGGTCCGCGCTCGAATTCATGTTGTCGAACGCGAGCGCGTTGATTGATGTCGCATCTTCAAAATCAGAGCAATACACCTGCCCGGTAGAGATGCCGAACAACATTCTACCCTTCAGATAGTCGATGCTGTTCGGAGCCGGAAGATCGGTATCCGCATTCAGTGTGATCGTCGATGAGCTCAGCACATAGTACTGTCCGTCAGAGGTCACGATACCAATCTGTGGTGTCGTCGCGCGGTTTCTTGCGAGAAACACCCGGCCGGAGCCGCTCAGCGACCCAATCAGTGTAGTGGTTCCAGAACCGTCGAATGACGCCACCTGGTTGCCCAGAAACGCAATCAACTCGGCGTCGGATAGCTCGATCAGGCCGCGCTCGGCACCAGCATACGTTGTTCCTGCCGTGTCCCATCGGGTCAGGCCTGGCGCACCATAGAGGGTGAACGGTGTTTTCCCGCTCTCGCCATTGATCTCGGTGTAGCCGTTGATCAGCCGCGCGCCAGCCACCTGGCCACTGCGGCCCCGAACGGTCGCCGAGGGCAGTACCAGCGGTATAGGCGTGCTCATGAGCGCCCCGGCACAAAGCGCGTAACTGGCTCACGCTCGAAGTCTTGCGCCTCGTCGCCAAGCTGCTCGGCACGCATGAGGATGCGATTGGCCACCTCACCCTCAATGCCGTAGGAGTCGAGCAGCCGCGCGGCTAAACCATAACCAATTGTCTCCAGCTCCTCCTGCGGGATGTCGATATCGTTGGCGAGGTCGTCCAGATCATCCGTGCGCTTATGATACGTGACCTTGAACGTCTCGGTCGTTACCGTCGCCTTGACCGGCCACACATATAGCGTAGGAGCGCCGCGCTGCGGATCGAAATAATATTGCGTGGGCGTGCCGGTGGAGGTCTTGCTTGGCAAATCGAAGTATTCTTGCCGTGTGAACAACCGCATGGGGAGATCATTGCTGCTGGTGTCGCGATAGCGGATCGACATGATGCGCAGCGGATTGAGCGTCGCGGCGAGATCGTAGGACGCTGTCGCCGCAACGAGCGATACGCTGCCCTCGACACGCTTCCAGAGGAACGGCCCTCGCCGCTGCCACGTCTTGAGCATCAAGTTCAGCTCCTGCAGCGCGGCGGCCGCTTCGTCGGCGTCGAGCGCCTGCGTCAGGGCGAGCACGTTGAGTTTCTGCAGCGCATAAACGATCACCTGACGGGCTGTCAGTGAAAAATCGTAGGAATTGGAGAGAGCCATTAGAGATCGTCAGCCGTCACTTCATTGGCGGAGAGGAAGACATCGTCTGGATTATTGGCGAACGGTACATTTTGGTCATCGCGCACGCCGCGCACGAAGTCCTGCGGGTGCCGCGGCTCCCAGCAACGCCGGCACACGCGAAGACCGGTCCACTCAAGTTGGATGTCGCTGGCGTAATGCGTGAAGCCGCAGCGCTGGCACTTATAAAGCCAGTCGCCCGCGCGCCACGTGTTACGGATGGCCATGAGATTACCTCAATGAACGAAAGCGGCGGGATGCCGCAGGGTCAATAACGGCATCCCGAACCTGACGCGGTACGTGGGAGGGCGCGTCAGGATTTCTTGATCATATGCAGCGTGATCGTATACGTACTGCCGATGTCGAAGCCGCGCGTAGTCAACACAATGTCGCCGGTGACACCAGTGCCGCTTTCGGCACTATTCTGCAGCAACGCGCGCTCAAAGCACAGATCTTCTTGCCCTTCCAGCTCGGCGAACGGCACCGAAGAATCAGCCCCCCAGGCAAGCGTGACTTGCCCTCCGCTGACGGCATATTCGATCTTGCGCAGCGCCACACGACGCGCAGGCGGCAGCAGTTCAGAAATGTCAACCTTGACGACATCGCTTTCCTGAACCGCATCCGTTGCTCTGCCGGTCAAATGGACGATAGCATTACGCTCGCCAGTGTGGACGATTTGAATCGTGGTATCCATGTTGCTCCAGACTACAGTTCGAATTCAGCCCAAACGAGCGAGATTTGATATGTCTCTGAGTCGGTTTGCGACTTGCCAGTACCGATATAGACACCTGGAGGCACTATAACAGTTCCATCAAAATCATAATTTCCAAGATATGCCGTGCTCTGGATGTGCCCAAAACCCAATGATTTCAGGAACGCTGGCGCGGTAGTTGTTGCAGAAAGCGTGAATCGCATCGCGCTTGCCTGACCGTGCCCCAAATAGGCGTTCTGCGATGCAGTAGCCGTGAAGGCGCTGATTGGCCCTCCAGACGCCACTTGAGCCCCAACGTTGTGTAGGACAGATAACGCAAATGCATCAGTGTGCTGCCCGACAGAGGCAGAAGTTAAGGCCATGTGGATATGCAGCAAAACCGCCAGCTTGTTGGAACCAACGGGATTCCAAAGCCCGAATTTTTGCGCTGTGCCATTAAATTCTGGCAAGGTGGTACCAGCGGCAGTCGTGGAGCCGATGAAGACGCGGCCAGCGGCAACCTCAGCGGCATATTTTCCGGCAGAAATGCCCATAGTGGGTCACGCTCAGAATGGCACTTCCGCCCACGCAATTGACATTGAGAACAGCGCGGTCTGCGCGATCGATGAGCAGACAAAGAACAGTTGGCCCGGTGGAATGATGATTGAGCCTTCAAAATCCAGGTTCCAGCCGAAAATGCCGTTTCCAGCGGTAGCGAACTCAATGCTGTGCCCAGAGAACATCGCCGCGGTACCGCCTGCCGTCAGTGTCGTTGTACCAGCAGGGCAGAACCTCATACTGGAAGCGTTGCCGCCCCCAAGAAGCGCATTCTTCGGGGTGCCGTCGTTGAATGCCGACAATGGGGCTGCCGTCCCAATTGCATAGCCAACGTTCTGGTTCGCAAAACCCAGAGACCCTAGCGCGATTGTGCCGGAGGTGTAACCGCCCTTGAACCATAGCGGAATTGCGTATTTGCCGGGATCAGTGTTCCAGATGCCGAACGTTACGGCCGTGCCGGTGGAGATCGGAAATGCCGTACCAGCAGCAGCAGTGGAGCCAATAAAGACGCGGCCAGCCGCGACTTCCGAAACGTATTTACCGGATGAAAGAGCCATTTTAGCCACCTATTTGCCGAGTTTCTTGAGAGTCTGCGCGAGCCTGGCGCGCTGGCCGAGTAGGCCGCCTTTGCCTGCGGCCGCGGCGAGCTTCGCCGCGGGAATGTTCTTGCCCGGCTTGGCGCCGAGCGACTTGCGGAGGGTGCCCGGCTTCTTGATGGCGCCCTTAATCCATTTTTTCGGAGGCTTGCCCATATCAAGACGCGGCCACAGCCACGGCCAAGCCAGAGGTCGCGGCGGTCGGCGCGGCGCCATCGATGTAGACGCGGCCGGACACCGTCGCGGCTTCCCAATCGGTCGCGCCGATCAGCGTACAATTGCGCAGCATGACGAGACCGTTCGGAGAGGTACCGGTCGCTACCGCAAACGCCTCAGTCATTGTGGTAGCCGCCGACTGAATCGGGTTGATAAACCAGCAGTTTTCGAACAACACCCAGCGGTCGATGCCCGTGGCCGGAATGTTGACAAACGACATCCCAGCCGCCTCAGCATAGGAGAGGATGATGCAGTTGCGGAAGGTGTTGCGCGTTGCACCGCCGGACAGCACCATTTCGTAGGTGGCTGCCGTGCCGCGGGCGATCGTGTCGAGCCCAATCACGCAGTTTTCAAAGAGGTTCTCACTGCCGGTCAACTTGAGGCTGTAATTGTCGGCGGTGTCCATTGTGTCATGGCCAATGCCGGCGAAGTGGCAATTGACAAAATGGTTGCGCTGGCCGCTTACCAGCACCGCGCCCTTGGAGGTGGCATCATCGACGCCGTGAAACACGTGGATGTTGGCAATCAGGCAGTTGTCAGCGCTGACCGTAAACAGGTCATCGACGTTGGTGGCGGTGGAGAGCTGGGCAATGCGGGAGCGCTGCGCGACCTGGTTGCCGGAGTTGACGCCGATGAGGTGCACGCCGTCCTTCGCCCACGCCAGGGCAGAGGACTGATAATCCGTGGTATTCGCCGCGGTGTTGGAACTCGCGATCATGAACACGGTGTCGTTGTGATCAGCCGTCGCCAGCGTCTGCGCCTTGGATAGCGTGGCCAGCGGCTGCTTGACGTTGGTGCCCCGGTTGCCGTCAGAGCCCCCGGAATCTGTTCCAGGCGCGCAGAAAAATGCCTTGGATGCGCGGCCAAACGGAATGGACGGCAGCAGCGGCACGCCGCCCATTGCAAAGGCCATATCGCCGAAAGTCGTCATGATAGTCTCCAGAAACGCGCACGGCAGCGGAGACGGCTAGGGAATGACGGGTCCCTCTACCGTGCGCCTGTTGCAGATTGTGGATGGTTGTCCGTCGTCAAACGGCGTTGTGTATGAGTTTTGCTTAAATCCAATACACAACGTGGGTTAGATGCCCGCGGAAGCGTAATAACCGCGGAAGTCCGTGTGGCCAACGCTAAAGCGCATGTAGGACGCAGCCTTGGCATTCTTCGTGTTGAAGTCGTTGTCCTGGTCGAACATCATTTCCTGGCGATTCATGAATATTGCCCCGTTGGGGCAGTTGGTTTTTACGAAATACGCGTCGGAGTCGGTCAGATAAGGGTTCACAATCGGCGCCTTGCCAAGCAGTCCCATCGTGCGGATAGCATTCACGGCATTATTCGCGGTGTCGTTTTGGTATTCCGACTTAAGCACTCTGGTTGCCTCAAACGCCAGCGCGGTCGGAATGACCAGATCATTCGGCCGCAACACGATATTGAGTCCGCGACTGTTCTTCGCGTTCATCACCTGGATCAGAAGATCTTCAAGCGTGGCTTCGGAGAAGTCCGCAGACGGATTGAGTTCGTTGGACTGCGTGCCGTCCACGGTCGGATGATCCGTCGCAAACGCTTCTTTAGCGTCTCCGTACGTGTACAAACTATTGAACCCGCGATTGAAGAAGTTGGAAGCGACAATCTGCCGTGTGGTCTCCATCGAGAACGCCAGCGCGGTGGTGCGGCGGCGCCCGACGACCTCATACAGGCAGTCCTGCTGCTCCTCAAAGGTGGCGATCCAGCCCAGTGCATAGGCGACGTGCGTATATTTCGTCACCGTGCCCTGGGTCTCAGAGTCGAACGAGATCGATCCGCCCTGGGTTTTCACAGGCGCCAGGCCGAAGCCGGTCACCTCGGCATCCTCTTCATACGCCTTCTTGGAGCCAATAACCTCAAACATTGCCGTGTGGAATTTCGGATGTTTGTCGTATTCGCGGCCCCACCAACGGCGCATCCCCTCCCAAAGTGCCTTGGGATGGTTGCCAGTGCTAATAACGGTCATTTGTGTTCTCCTTATGCACCGGCTGAGGCATCGACGTAGAAGTGATTGTTCAGCCGAACAATCCAGTCCGCGTTGTTGCCAATGTCATTGTCCGGGGTGTCGTCGAGGCCAACAATAATTACGTCCTCAGTTCCGTCGCCTGACGCCGTTACTGTCGCCATCGAAATTTCGATGGACGATTTACCGCTAGTCGTCGAACCGGATGTAAAAGCGGTGAGGTCCGCGGCATTGCCGACGATGCTGGCTGTAGGAACGGCCGCAGCGTCGTCCTGAACTGCGAACAGAAGGTTCGGATCGTCGGCGACGAGCAGATAGCGTTCCGTAGAAGCCGCCCGGTAGATGGTCGCATCGCGGCCGACGCCGCCGGCGCCACCAAGAGGTTCGACCCCCACCACAACGCCAACAACCGCGTTGCCAGTCGAGACGTTGCCTGTGACCGACATCACGCCCCGAGTATCAGCCGAGCCAGCGGGTTTCACTAGTCCGCCGAGATAGATTGCGGTGCTATCCGTAGACGGAACATAATAGCGGTTGGCCTGCCCGTTCCACGGCGCGCCATTCAAGTACCGCCGAGGCCAGAGGCCACGCGGGGTATCAGCATTTGCCATGTGAGAAAGTCTCCAGATTGCGAGGATGGCGCAGCCGCGTGGCCAGCCAGTTACGCTTTGTTTTCGGTGATCCGGATACCGCCCGCGGGCGTATAGAAGCCGTCCTGCGTGACAACCTCGCCCTTCGCGTTGGTAACCTGGCCGCCCCTGATGGCGGACATGCGTTCATCCAGCGCGGCTTGGTGCTCGCGCTTGTCCTCTTCGTCGTAGTCCTTGCGCTTGCGCACCAGATAGGCACGCAGCGGATTGCCAAATTGATCTACGCCCGCGTGACGCTCGATGCGGGAACCTGGCCCGGTATTGCGCGCGTCGCTTTCAGTCTCGGCGTCCTCGACAAAGTCCCAATCGTCATGCCGTGTTTTTTGTGAAACACGGCCGGGTCGATCCACAAGCCAGTGATAGCGCCAGTTGAGATCATTCTTCAGATGATCTGGCAGCGAAAACCGGAGGTTTGAATCCAGGCCGCTTCCCTGGCGCCGGCGGCGTTCACCACGGATCGCGTCTGCGCGCTTGGGCTTCGGCTCCTCTGTTGTCGAGTTGTGCGAGCCCTGCGAAACTACGGCGGCTGGTGGCCGCCCCCGGCGGACCTGCTTGGCGACATTCAGGTCGTTTGAATCAAAAGACATGCGTCAACTCCAATACGCCGATGCGGCGTCGGCTTTGTCCTTGTACAGCCCTTCGCTGATATGCCTTTCGAGGATGTTTTTTTCCTCGGACGGTATATCACCCCACGCCTTGCCCCCGCCGCGAGTTGAGGTGCCTTGCCGCTGCCCGCCAGTTTCAACGGCGTTGCGGCCTCCACCGCCGTTCTCAGACGCCTTCGTGAACTTTTCAGGAAAGCGCCGCATCAACTCCCGTTTCGTCCTGGCCAAATTTTGCGCGACCGTCAGCTCTGGTTCATCGTCGAGCAGTGCTTCGTGAATACCTTGGGCCGCCCGGTTCAAAACCTTGTCCTTGAGAAACCACGGATTCGCATCAACCCACCGCTCGACATCGGGATGCACTTCCTCCGCCTTAGGCGCAGCGCGCGTCTGCGGAGAGCTTTTGCCCGCCGTGTCAGCTTCGCGTTCTAAGTTATAGAGCTGTTCCTCGGCTGCATTCAGCCGGTCATATTCTGCGGTATCGCCGATCTCGACGGCTGACCGCCGGGCTGCCTCAATGTCGCGATACAGCTTTTGCCTCTGGGCAAGACTGAGCCGCTCCATGCGCTGCAGCCGTTGTTCAAACGCCTGCCGTTCCTGGTTCTGCGCCTTCTCCAGGCCCTTCACACGACGCTCCGTGCGCGTCAGCTCCTGGCGCAGGTAGCGCGGATCGCTGCGCTTGATGTATTCCTCGGCGTCGTGCCAAGCGTCCGGCTCGCCGTCGAACTCGTCCAATGGCTTCCAGCCCCATTCGCGGGCTTTTGCCTCAATGTTGGTTTTTTCCTTCGGATCGGGTGCACTGGTTTCCGACGTCTCGGCGTCAGCTTCTTCGTGATCCATAAAAAAACCGCCCTGTGGCGGCCCTCTGTCTAGTACTTGTTCGGTCTATTCAATCCGGAAAATGAAGAATTGCAGCAATGTCCTTGTCGTTGATCAGCCGATATTCCAGCCGTTCCTTGTGGCCCTTCGCATTCGTAAAATGCTGGCCCTTGATATTGATGCCGGCATATCTGGCGAAAACCACACGGTCTCCGACTTCGGGAAGTCGCACATGGTCTGGCCAATCATGATACGAAAATGCCGCTGGCGACATAGAGACTACCCTGCCGGTCATACTTGCAGCACGATAGCGTTCGTTTACTTCATCTGGCGTTGCCAGCCCAGCGCGACGAAAACTGGCTATGACATCGCTTTCGTCAGGCAGCACTAAAACCTTGAACTCACACGGACTTATTCCGCACCTCTCGGTGTCTATTAGCGCCATTGCGAGTTCTTCAACGTCCATGTCGTCACTCTGCATCATCAGTCCTTCAATAATTTTTTCATTTCCTCTGCAAGTGCTTCCTGGTCCTCAATTGCGGCCAGAAAGTCGGCCAATCGTGCGCGGGCTAACCAGCGCAAAACATCGGCGCGCTCGCGCATCTTCGCGTGCTCCGTTGGATTAGGACATGCTCCCCATCCACGCACTGCAAACGCTCCGAATGTCCGCGCCACTTCCCCCGGCAGAAACTCGCCAAAAAACCACTGTGCAACCGGGGATGCCGTCCATTCTTCCCATTCGTCAGGTTTCGGGATCATGCCTCTTCCGCCTCATCGACAAGTGCGGCTGCCTCAGCTTCTTGCTGCGTTTTGCGCAGTTGCGCCTCCTGCATGGCGCGCTGTAGCGCCTCGTCCTGATCCACAGCACCGCTCATCATCCGGGCGTGATCGGCTGCGGTGCGGTGCATTATGTCTTGCCGCTCGGCCTCTATCTTGCCCGCCTGCGCGGTCTCTCTAGCGGCTGCCGCCTCGGTCTGCTTGATCTTGGCTTGCGCCCCGGCCATCATCACCGGATCAGGCTCTTGCTGTTGAGCAAATAGCTGATCGATGTCCTCAACTCTCGCCGCCTGATAAATGCGGCGGACAGTCTCCACTGGATTATGCACCTGCGGGAATTTCAGCGCGGTGTCCATCACCAGCTGTGCCTGAGCCATTTTCTGCGCATCGGTGACCTGGGAGGGATCAGCGACAGGCATGATATCAAAGCCGCGAGCGTCGTAATCGGCCGCCATCGTGGGTTGCTGCAGCTGCCGGAGGATCTCTGGCGGCAACTGTTGCTGCCCCGATTGCTGTCCTGGCTCCTGCGCAGCCTGAGCCGCTTGCTGCTGCATCTGCTGCATGGCAGCGACTATCTGCTGCGGCGGCTCCCAATCGATGATTTCGGCGTATTCCTCTTCGTTTGGATAGCGCCGGTTCAGATCGTAGATGAGCTTCCCTTCCTGAGTCAGCGAGCGGAATAACCGCTTGATTATGCTGGTGAAGACCTTTAAACCCTGCTCGATCAGAGCCAGCAGCGTGGTTGGCTGCATGGTCTGGGCGCGGGCTTCGCCGGTCAGCACATCCTGCACGCTCGCGATCCCCTTGGCGGCCTCAATAAGCATGCCGAGCAGCTGAAAGAGGACGGGCGACGGCCCCGCGAATTGATGCGGCACGATGGCGTCGCGAATTTTCTGACCGGCAACGCCGACCATCTTCCATTCGTTCAGTGCGATACGGAGCTGCTGACTATCGATGTTCAGGCCGCTGCCGATAAAGCCGCCTCCCGCGTTCTGCAGGTGTCCAGCGTCGATCATCTGATTGAGAGAGGTATTCACCGCCTCGTTGATCGCGCGCAGCAGCCGTCCAAACCCGATGCCGTAAAAGCCCCCGTTTGGGTCAGGAAGGAACGGGTAATGGACGAAGTAGTCGCGGCGGTCGATGCGGACTATCTTTCCGTCCCGCTGCCTAACGCGGATGTCTTCCACATCGAAATTCGCGTATACCCGAACCACCTTGCCACTATCCTTGTGCACCGTGACAATCCACGGCTCACGGCACCCATCGCCGTCGAGGTCCTCCCAGCGGTGTTGCTCCAGGAACAGATGGGGCGCGTCAGCATCGCCGGGCGAATGCTGTGGCGACTCCGTTGCCGTGCTGTTGGGCACGGCCTGGCCGTACTCGAATTCAGTATACGTCCCACCCCTGATTTTGCCGTCAATCTCGTACGGATACAGCTCGAACTCGTGCGTGATCCGCGCCGCACGGTTGAGAGATTTTGTGGCTTGGTTGACCACCACATGCATGGCGCTGACCATCTCGGCCCTCACCTCGCCTGCCTCGGCATCCCAGCAAATTTTTCGAAAACCATCACCGAGGATTGGCATCTGATGGACGAGCGTATCGGTGTCGCTCTCCCAGTCCGGCATACGGAGCACCTGGCTCGACATATGCGTCGTGACGCGCTCGCCACGCGCCAGTTTTTCGCCATGCGGATCACGGCCGATGATCTTGGCCCGCCAGATGCGATCGCCGCTGACCACAGCTGGATACGCCCGCGCACCGAATTGCAGCGCTGCCGTGGTCATCAAGGGGAATTTGACGTTGCTCGCCCCCTCGAAAGGGTAGTTCTTCGACTCCGTTTTTTGCAGCACCGCGGCCATGGCCAGCCGTGCCTCTTGCTCCCAATCTGCGCGGCTGGTGCGGTCCAGCTGCCACTCATCGACGACACGCGCACCGATCTGGCTCAACGTGTCAGCGTCGAACTCGCTCCACACGTTGATGGCATCTTCGGCTGACCAGCGGGCGAGTTGCTCAAGAATTCGCTCGCCTTCGCTGGCCCTTCCATCCTCTTCGGACAGACCGTCGTCGTCTTCGAATGTTTCAATGAACGCCATCAACTGCGGCTCATAATTTCATAAACTTCGTGCTTGGCGTTGTTGCGCCGTAGCGCCTCCGCCGTAAATTCCGGCAGAGTATTTCTGCAAGGTTCACAGTCGCTATGCACGTAAATAGTGTAGTTCCTAGACCTATCAAAGCACATCAAAACAAACCCGCCGATTTCTATGTTATAATCCTCGCGTAGCCAGTCAACGGATTGGTCGAATTTCGATAAAACCGCTACATTGCGCTCTGGAACACTACCACGAAAAATGCGCAGATCTGCGCCACCCTTGAGCCTCACGCGTCCAATGCGGCAATGAGGTGACATCAATTACCTGCGCCGACGAGACGAAAATACAGGATGTTCCTGCAACTCATTGCGGATTTCGGTGAGCGTTGTAGCCATCGCTGTCAGCCGTTCTTCGAGCCGGCTAACCCTGTCCATTTCGCGGCTCATACGGGACTGCTCCGCTTCCGTACGTGCCAGTCGATCTGACACACTGGTCACGCGATCGGTGTTTATCCCCCAGGAGATGCCGACTGCCACGGCGACACCAATCAGAGACGCCAGCCAACTGGGAATTGGCGCGGGCGCCATGCAATGATCTGCCATAAGACGTATTAGCGTCCAGCGCGCCGAGCGGCGTATCGCGTGGCCATGTTAATATCCTGTAATCGACGATCGGCCGTGCACCTGACTAGCCCGGCGCCGCTCTTCATCGTCCGCACGCGGGCGGTTGATTATCGACGGGAACAGCTCGGTGTACGCCCATACCAGCGCGTCAACGCGGTCTGCCGTGGTGTCGCCCTCAATACCCGCCGGCGTGAAGAGCACCATCTGATCTTCCAACGCGGCGAATGTGCCGACGTGGCTCACACGGCCCTGCTCGTACAGCGCCGCAATCGGCTCAGCTCGCGTGACCTTGCCCCGGCTGGCGTGCACCAGTATGACCGGCAGTAGCGGCCGCTCGGCACGCAAGACCGCCTCCACCATCGCGCCGCCCTGGTTGGCCTCCGCAACGACAACGTCCGCCTGCAGTAGATCAAACGCGGATATTGCGCGCCGTGCCCAGCCCATAGGACCGAGACGGCAGCTGTAGTCCCCCAGCGTGTAGCCGCGGCCATCGATGCCGAGGCCCGCGCCGATAATGCCGGTTTCGGCACCCTCTTCCGGAAACGCCCGGTTGGGGTCGGCTGTGGCCGGGTCAACACCAATGATGACCCGCGCCATGTCTGGCAGCTTGGCCCCGGCCGCTATCCGGCAATCGTCCAGACCTCGCCGTGTCCACAGCGCGCCGGGCACGTCATCAAGAATCTCGCCCGACAGCTCCTGGCGGCCTAAGCGGGTCCCCTCATACCGCGCCGTGATGCGCTTTATGAATTTCTCCGAGAGGTTGAACCGGTTCTCGGTGGTGACCCCGCGTGTCGTTACGGTGCTCGGATCGGCCATCAGCTGCTTGATGATCTCGATCGGCCGCGGCGTTGTGGTGACAATCTGCCGGGGATCGTCGCCAAGCCGGAGTCCGAACTGCAGCATGTCCCACGCCTGATCGGCGTATCTCCACTTGGCGAGTTCGTCGGCCCATGCCGCGTCATGCTGTGGGCCGCGCAGCTGGTCGGGGTCCTCGCCGCTGTACAGCGTCGCCACCGCGCCATTTGGCCAGGTCAGGCGGCGTTTGGATGGCTCATAGGCCGGCCGGAACGCCTTGGGATGCACATTGAGCACGCCGCTCTCCCCCTCGACAATCACGTCGCGGCAATCCGCGGCAGTCTCGCCGATCAGCGCCAGGCGGCCATATTTTCCGCCCTGCAGCGGGGTATCGCCACACACGACGCTGCGCACCCATTCGGCAGCGGTCCGGGTTTTCCCCCAGCCTCTCCCCGCGAGAACCAGCCACGTCGCCCAGGCCCCCGCCGGTGGAAGTTGCTCAGGACGCGCCCAAAACGGCCAGTGGTACAGGAGTTGCTCCCGAACGTCAGGCGCCAGCTTCGCAATCTCCTTCATCCTCGCCGGTTCTGGCAGCGAGGCGAGTAATTCGGCCGGTGAACGCATCGAGCTTCAGGTTGACGTTGATCGGGCTTTCGTCGTCGCCGCCAATCGGCTGCGTCGGCTTGCCCCAAGCGCGATCGAGGATAGCGTTACTGGCGGGGACCGATGCTCTAGGATCATCAGACCGCATCCAGTAGGCCAGACGTGTGACTGCCTCGACGCTGTATGAGCGGGCGAGGTCCCGGACCTCCATCGCCACGCGCGGCCGTCCGCCTGGGTTGCCGGATTTACCCTTTTGAAACTGCCCGGCGCCCGTGTCGCCATCTGCGCGCGTCGGCCGGCCGGTCCGTCCAGTCGTCTTTTTTTGGGCCGCCATCGCTGACTATTTGCAGCCCTTTTTCGTACCGCCCTTCATGCTTCCTTTGCCCTTCATACCGCCATATGCCCCCTTGGGCGCGGCTTTCTCAGGCTTCGGTTTCGATCCCTTTGGCATATCGTTTTCCCAATAAAAAAGGCCCGCCGAAGCGAGCCTACAGGCGCAGTGCGCCAATATAACGATTTGAGGTTATTTCATGTCGCGGCGGTTGTCTATCTCTTTTTTCAACCGCCATCCAAAGGGCAGCTCTCCATCTCATTGAGCAACGCGGCAACCGCTTCCGCTTGTGCCCGCGTGAAGCTAACGCCATGCACATCCGCAACGCCTGAAACATGCCAGTCGCTGCACCCCGTGTCACCGCAATTACAGCGCAACGCTTGATACTGGATTTTTTTCATCGCTCATCGCCCCTTTCCATCGCCCCTGTCCATCGCCCTCAGTTCCTGCGCAAGCGCAATCAGCCAATCAGACCGGCGCTCGTAGCCGAGCACCGCGCCCACCGTAAACAGCGTGTCGGCTGGTAACCACTGCCGGCCGGTCTCAGCCCGCGACAAATTGACCTCTGAAGTACAGCCGCAGGCATCCGCCACCTGGCGCAGCGTCAGACCACGCCCTTGGCGCAGCCGCCGCATTGCGGCCCCCATCGCTTCAACTCCGGTTGCCACCATTCTTCCTTTCAAATGCATACGAGCGGCCAGCTCAGCATAATGGTTCAGTCCTCCAACAGCTCGCGCAGCGACCTCTTAGGAGCAGCAATTTTTGCGGCCACAGTTTTAATTGGCCGATCGCTAGGCTGTATCGGCGCGGCATGCTGATGCCCACAAGCTCGGTGTTTTTTCAGCGACATCTGATCTGGCTTCGCTTTCTTGTTACGCTGCTTCGTTGCTGGCTGGTCGCCAAACATTTTTTGATAGCGCCGTTCTGCAGCAGCCAAACGACGCCTAAACTTTTTTCCTGGTGCCATTACGTCTATCCCGTGGCGTTAGCGATCCTCGGATCATACCCCACAAAAAACTTACGTCAAACGTATTTTGCGCTTGCGTCCGTCTGCGTGTTACGTTATATGTATGTGTATGGACAGCAGTAAACAACGGGAGAAGAGGTGATGAGCAACCAACGGAGAAATCGGATGACGATTATTAATTTCTTCACTGATGAGAGTTTTGCAGCCGACGACGAAAACTTAGCGTGTACTGCAGAATTTAAGTCGACTGGCTACGGTGATAATGAAGTAGATTGCTGGAGCGTTCGTATCGCGGACAGCAATTCTCCGACAGAACATCCCGTCATAAACGAGAATACGACTGGGACGGGTGAGAAGCACTTCGATACGGAAGATGAGTTAATTGAGTGGATGTCACGTTTCGGATATCGGCCCGTTTAACCTAAGCGAAACCTAGGGCGGCTGCGGTCGCCCGATGGTCGCACCGATGTGGTGGTTGGTGCCTGATGAGCAACTGAGGAAGAGATGATGGCATCAATGAGTGAAAAATTTACATTCAGACGGCCTCGTGGACACGAATACGACGTACTGGCGAAGACTCGCGGGTGGACCGCTGATTATCGCGCTTGGCGCGAATGCATCGATGACATGCAAGAAGCTCGCTTTGCCATGAGCGGGACTGCTTTGGAATGTGCCCTTGACGCAGCAGAGCTGAAATATGCGCTAGCTACAAACGGCCGCTGTCCTGTTTTCAGCATTGATTGACGGCTCAAAGATCAGCGGCAACAGGGGAAAAAGATGAGCATCGAATCACTGGACGAATTTACGTTAGCCTTTATCGAGGCAGCGTTGTGGAGCACAACATGCGGCGGTGTACCGCTTGATCAGAATTACAGCGTTGAGGACATAGACCCTCGCTCTCTGGCAGCACTCGTGAAGGACTGCGCGGCGTTCCAGGCGCATCCTGCTTATCTGGCCATGCTTGAGGCTGATGAAGCCATCATGCCAATGATAGGCAACAGCAGTCGCGCACAGCTAGCCGGGTTCGATTTTTGGCTGACGCGTTGCAGGTATAGCGTAGGCTTTTGGGATGGTAAGTGGCACGAACCGCATGGTTCGGCCTTGGATAAGCTGGCGAAAAGTTTTCCCGCGCTCGGCGGCAAGCGAGACGGCTGACTGTGAAGCCATACCAGAAACCGCTGCGATTATTCCAGTCTTCGCAGCGGTTTTTTCTTTGCAACCTGTGGTAACCTGCTCTGAGTAATTTACAACCACTTCCGCTTGCTGCGCGGAATTGACCGCTGCAGCGCCACTAACCGCGACGCCACCTTGACCAACCGATCCCGCCAGGCCACAGCCTTGTTTTTGTACGAGGGGGCGAGCATGATCCCGAGCTGAGCATCCGACAGCGCACGCTCATCGCGCGACTGCTGCAAGCAGAACTGAGCCAAAATGTTCAGCTCGGCCGCTGTCAGCCACCGTTTCACCTCTGCATGCCACCGCAACGGCTGAAACAGCCGGTCAGGTAGTGGGGCCATACCCAACCTCGTCCCCCGCACCCGATCGCCGGCATAGTCCTGCGCCCTGGCGTTGCCGTTAAGGGCACCTTCCATGACGGCGTATTGTTCAAGCGCGTCGGCCTGGGCATCGTCCAGCATCTTGTCGAGCGGCGTGAGGTGGATGTCGCCTGCCTCGATCATTTCCAATCGCACGGCTCGCGGTGTCAGCGGCAGTGCGATACGACGCCGCCAGACCGGCGCCATCGGCGTTGCGAGATTGGTACGAATGCACGAATGCTGTTTACGCTGCTCTCTCATCGCCAACCCTTTCCAAGTGACCCAGTGACCCAGTGACCCAGTGACCCACAGCGATCCCCCCCTCCCCGGACTCTCTATTCTCTTCTTCTTTTTTTTATGATTTAGGGTCACTAGGGGTCACTGGGTCACTGCCACACCTAAAACTGTTGCTCACCACCACATTTTGACAGTGACCTCCCCAGTGACCTCCCCAGTGACCCCTACACCTTTTTCCACCAATTCTTGCCGTTTGATCGCTGAGCCATGTGCCAGCCCGCTTTCTTCATGCATCGAGTGACCCTATCAATCACCCGCTGGTCGAGCTTATCGGCCTTGATCTCAAGGGCGCCCGCAGCAACGGCAGCGATAGTCGTACGGTAGTCATCTATCCCTGGCAGCCTCTTATCCTTCGCTTCGCTTTCCAGCCAACTCGCGACCAAGTGCTCCCATTCGTCCACCGGCGTTCTCAGGGCTTGCTCCTGGCCTGCTGCTGCCCACAGATGACGCGGCAGACGAATACTTTCGTCAGCGTCTTCGCAAAGCGCCGCCTCCGCCCACAGCTGGTCACGATCGCGAGTCAGCCTTACGATGTCGAATTGTTCGATTGCAACTGGCCAGAAACGGCGGTTTCCAGTTGTTGACAGCAGATAGTTGTCCTCGTTTGTGCTGCCAACAAATATGCACTGACGCTGAAAATGCGTTGTCTCTTCTTTGTATTTCAGCGTTGATGAATCGACGCGCCGCGATAGAAACTTTTTCAACGTCGTTACATCGGCCCGGCGCATGCCATCCAGATCGGCACATTCCACGATCCATTTGCCGCGCAGCTGCTCGATAACCTCCCGAGGCTTTTCAGTCAGGGGAGCTTCGTCGGTAAACCACGCTTCGCCGGCCAGCACGAGAAACGCAGTGGATTTGTTCCGTCCCTCTGGGCTTTCCAGAACAACCATCTCATCGAATTTACAACCCGGCTGTCGCACGCGTCGCACCGCTGCCATCAGGCAAATACGCCCAACCGCCCGCACAAATTCGGTGTCTTTGGCGCCCCCATAGCTAATCAGCCACGTGTTGAGACGCTCGACGCCGTCCCATCGCAAGCTGACACTGGCGAGATAGTCACGCACCGGATGGAACCGCGCGCGTCGGGCCGCCGCTTTTATGATGCGCCTGAAATCGACGATTGCCAGTTTGAGATAGTATTCGCGCGCGATCAGCAGATAGAGCTCGTCAACGGCATCGTCATCAAGCCTCGGGCCATAGCCTTCGAGTCCCTCGATGCGATATTCCCCTCCGAACTCGTCGTATCGCAAAACAACACCTGCCCAGGCCAGTGCCTTGAGCAGATTGCCTTCGGATTTCAACAGCCGCCCTTCGCGGTCCCGCTCCAGCTCGTCATAGGGATGCTTGTTATCCAACATCCGCGCCGCTCTTTGGAGTGAGGCTCCACGTATCGCCTGGCCTGGTGCCGATATCGAAGACGGTCGGAATGCCCAGCTCCTGCAACGCCATCAGCGCTTGCTTCGGCGTAATCAGGCCGTGTCGCAGGGATACCCCGATTGCAGCGATATCGGCCTCAAGGAGCCGCGCGCGGATCAGTGCCGCACGCAACGAGGCAAGAAGCGCCTCACGAAGAGGATCGCCGGTCCTCGTATTCGCTGCTTGTGGCGGGCCGTCGCGCTCTTGCGCCATGTGCACACTCAAAATGGTATGGGATCATCGAACGGCAATGGCGCGTTTACATCCGCGTTAGTCTTGGTCTTGGCCGGCGCCTCGCCCTTCGGGGATCGAGGCTTCTTTGGGCGTTTCGCTCCGATCAATCCCAGCGGCTGGATCACCGACGCCACAACGCTCAAACCGCTCCGCGGGCCGTCTGGGGCGTCCCAGCTCCGGAGCTTGATCTTGCCCTCCACATAAACCTGAGTGGAGGCGGACAACTGCGGCACCAGCTCGCCGATGTGCCCCAGAAACGCGGCGACCTGCACCCACTGCTGGTCTGGCTCTTCACCGACCACCACCGAAAAGCTGAGCCATTCGCGGCCCGACTTCGCCGTGCGGAGCTGGGCATCCCGGCCGACCGTGCCCGTAAACGCTGCCTCTATCCCCTTCACCTCACACCCGCCTTCACGGCCAAGCGCTTCGGCGGGCGTATCGACACGTGCTGATGATGCGCGCAATAGGACTTCCCTGAGAGCCGCTGTGCACCGCAATAGAGATACGGCCCCCCATCATTTACCGGCCAGCGGCATTGATGACGGCCACGTTTTTCGAGCGTCACCAGCTGGCTGCCAGGAATGTCCGGCATAACGGCGGGCTCGGGCTTGGGGGCGGGCTCGAGCCCGCGCGGCGTGGCGACAACAGGCGCAGATGGGGACGGGGACGGCTTCCCCCGGCGTGGCAACGGAACCAGCCTCGGCGGCAGTGGTGGCGTTTCTGCCCTCACCCGCTGCCGTAGTAGGGGAAGCTTCATGATCGGCTTGGGCAATTTGAGCCGATGCACCTTTCCTATGATAGCATTGCGTGAGTATCCCAGGCGTTCACCGACCATTGAGGCCGAGTACCCCTCCGCCCATAACGTCTTCAGGCGCGCGATCTTTTGCGCAGGCCAGCTATCTGTCGTCATTGACCCCATCCCGCCGCGACGTGGCAAATAGCCCAAACCGCCGCATTGCGCTGCCCACTGCATCAACGGATTCCCCCAGATACGCCGCGATCCGCGCCGCGCTCATGCCCTGCCGCGATAATGCAGCTATACGCCGTTGCCGTGTCACGCCCCACCGGGCAGGCCGCCCGCTGGGAGTGCCCTTGATGCCATGCCGTCGGCAAACGCTTCTCACCCCTTCGTAACTGAGGCCCAACTTGTGCGCCATTTGCGCGATACTGAACCCTTCAGCACGCATAGCGTTTATGGCGCCTAAATACTTTCCCGCCCTGCCGCGCCTAGCAAATGCTGGCAATTCCGGCAGATAGCGCAAGCGACAATAATGCAACTGGTTGCCCGTGAGGCCTGTCTCTTGTTCTGTTTGGAGTCTCGTCATGCCGGCCAGCAGGCAGGTCCGGACACTGTCGATCCTCTCGGCCGGCCAAATCGAACTTTCCCGCGGGCGGTTGCTGCGGTTACCGCTGCGCATGCATGCCCAACAGCGTGGCTCATATCGCCCTCCGTTAGGATTCTGACATTTGCGCCAACGGAATTCAGATGGCGGTTTGACCCGGCCACATTCCGCGCAACGCCGGGCTGTGTTGTGGATGTCAGACATCACCATCTGTCTCACCCTCCACGCTTCCACGCGGCCGCCAGGCGCAACACCACCAATCTTCGCCAACGGGCGGGAAACAGCTTTGCACGACAGGAACTTGCGGATGCACCCCCGTAGACACGATACTCTGCGGTTGAGCCATGCCGACGCAAATCAGCATCGGAGGATTGGCGCGGCATACGCCGTCGTGCATCCTCATGTATTGTTCCGAAGCATACGCTCCGCATTCTTTACATTTTCGCATCTGTTCCAACCTTCTTAGCGTGGATCGCTAGGCGTCGTGCCCGGTGCCGGGCACGAAACTCCGCGGCCCGGAATCGGGTTGCCATAGTCATCTGGTCGAACGTCACCCGAACGCCGTGCACCCGTTCCAGGGCGACAACAAACTCCGGCCACCACCACGGCGGGATGAAATTGCGCCGGCGCCATTGAGCCACGGTTTTTTCAGTGATTTCGGCTACACGGAGATCTGCGGCGAGATCGTTGTCGGTCCGCCAGATGGCGCACAGCTCCGCGTGAGTTACGAATGCTTCCATGCCCGGAATGTGCACTCATAGTACCAATTGCGTCAATACCAATAGTATGCTAAATGCAGGTACTATAAGTTCCCATGACCCATCAAACGTTCTCCAAAGATGACCTAGCGAAGCGGCTCGTTATCGCGATGGAACGCACGTTTCCGTCGTCCAAGGCGGCCGCAGATGTGCTGTGCCAACTAACCGGGCTTAGTCCCCATACATTACGTGCGCACAAACGAGGGACACGAGTCCCGACACCAGAAACGCTGGCCATCTATGCCCGCGCCATGAATACGACCGTTGAACGGCTGCTCTACGGTGGCGAGAGGAGCGGAAAGGCGAGCAAATTTAACCAATTAACCCGAGATGTTGAGACACCCCCTTCCCATAATGAGACAGTCAGGCATATTGTTGTTCTGACGGCAACACAACTAGCAAAAAATCCCCCTGCCGTTAACAGCAGGCTAGATATGCACAGTCAGACGATGCCGATCCCCAGTGAATTCGGCGCTGCCATTAGTGATGATGCATTTGTTTACCAAATCCCAGTAGATGACTCATCTATGATGGGAGCCAAATGTGAAGTCCAATTACGTCCAAATACGTATCTCATTGTCGATCGCACTGCACCAATCAATCCCGGAAATCTCGCGCTAGTCCTTTGGGAGGGGATCGCAAGACCTTTGGCGCGCTGTTTTCAGAGTGCTCTGCCGTTTTCGGCTGGCAAGCCATTCCGGTTGATCGCCGCCAATCCCAATTTTGCGGATTTGGAAGTCGCATCGAAGCGAGAGCGCAAGCTATGTCTCGCGACATGGCGTATACGGTACGCATGGACGGAACTCTAAGTTCCAAAAGGCGCGTACTATGAGTCAAAAACCACTTGACACTCATAGTACCAATCCCGTTTAATGATGTCACACGCAGCGTGTACAGCCGTACACGATGAGTGCCCCTCACCGGACTTGGGAGGGCCGCCGATAACCGGCCCTCTCCCTTTCCGGCATCATTAACTTTCGGGAAATACGCCATGTTTTCCATTGAGACAGCTTACCAACGCGGGCCGGATGGCCACCTCACATTCCTTCTCGCCGAAGAGGTCGAAGACGACCACGAGTGCTGGTGTGAGCTCGAAGTCATTTTTGCACCCACCGCCTTTTATGCACCAGAGCCCGATGTCGGCGCAGGCCTGGACTGGGATGGCGATATTGATGAAATCCGGATGCGCACCTTTGGCGCTCCGAGGTTGCTCCAGGATGCGTCACGCGATAATGCGCGGGCGTTCTTGCTGCGGCATTACGGTGACGATTTGTACCAGTCTGGCAACGATACCGCCGAGCTGATGTTTTACGAGGCCGCTTGATGAGTTCCCGCCACCCAACAGAACATACTCCCGCTGATTGTGGTGGTGGGAACTCGTTCCGGCCGATACGCGGCGCGCTCTATCTCCTCTGGTGCGCTGTCCGCGTGTCGGTCTGGATTTTGTACACGCGCATGCGGGCGCGGACCGCAGAATTTAGTTCAAGTCTTTTTGTGGCTTGGGCCGTGGCTGGTGCAAGTCTGGGGATTACGGCCACAGTCATCACCCTCGCTTTGTGGTGGGATGCCATCAGGAAAGTTGTCGCCGGCTAGCCCCAGACAGCCGGTACGCGGGCACATCTGGACATCATCTACCAGATGTGCCCCCCCCAACTCTCAAGGATCACGCCATGAATGATATCCTTCTGAATGATATCGAAACACGTGTCAGATGTCTTATTACTGACAGCTACGAGCTGTCTCTGGCTATCCGCAAGGTGGGCGTTTCGGAGCGCTCGTCAATTGCGATCTGTTGCGCCGTTTTCACCCTCATGAACTCTCTGCTGACGGGGGATCGCCATGACGATTGAACGGCACCAGGTGGAAGAAAGCCCCGAGGGGCGCGCCGCGTGGCTGAAGCTGCGCGAAGGGAACGTGAACGCCAGTGAGGTCGGTGCACTATTCGGAGACCATCCGTATCTGACGGCGTTCGAGTTGTACACCAACAAAACCGGACTAATCAAAGGTCACGGGCCGGATGAAGGGGTATTGCGGCGCGGCCGTATCCTTGAGGGCGGGGTTGCCCAGGCCGTTGCCGAGGCCCGGCCCGATTGGCGCATCACGAAAGCCACTCACTATCTCAGTGATCGCGGCGCCCGCATCGGCGCCACGCCAGACTTTATCGTCGAGTGCCCCCGGCGAGGCCGGGGCGTCCTGCAAACGAAAACCTGCGGCCCGATGCCTGCGCAGATGGCACATTGGGGGGTCTCCAAGATCTCGGATTGGGAGCACGAGGCATTCCCGCCGCTATGGATTCAACTGCAGACGCTCACAGAGCAGCTGCTTGAAGATGTGAGCTGGGGGGCGATTGGGGCGATGCTCATCGATGGCAACACCCTGCCGCTCCGCATTTGCGAGTTCGACCGGCATACGGCGGCAGAAGGCCGCATTAAGGCGGCAGTTGCCAAATTCTGGACAGATGCCGCCGGCGGCGTTGCCCCCACACCGAATTACGCGCGGGATAACGACGTCGTGAGGGCGCTTTACCCAAATGCCAACGGCGAGACACTCGATCTCAGCGCGGACAACCGCATACAAGAGCTTCTCGCCGAATACGACGAGCTGCAGACACGCACGAAGGCCGATGATGCGGCGATGAAAGCTGTGAAGACAGAGATATTTTCCAAGCTTGGCCATGCGGGCAAGGCTTGTCTGCCAGGCTGGATCATCAAGGCGCCGACCATTTCGACCCACGGCTATACGGTCGGGCCGAAGACGTATCGCCGCCTGACTATCTGCCGGACACATTAAGGAGACCAGAAATGAGCCTGTCAAGCCAAGCCGTGGCGACCACCCGCCAGCTGACTCCGGTGGAGACCTACGCCATTCAGGTGATTGGCGATGACAGCCGCGAGGCCGAGTTGTGGCGGGCACTGCCCAGCCACATCCGGCCGGACCGGTTTAAGCGAAACCTCGTCAATCTTCTCATGCAGCGGCCGGAGATGCTCAGATATGATCCTCGGTTTGTCTACCGCGAGGTGTCGAAAGCTGCCGCACTTGGCCTGTTGCTCGATCCCCAGCTTGGTGAAGCTTACGTCGTTCCTGTCTGGAATGCCGTGGCCAAGAGGCAAGAACCCCAGCTGCGCGTCGGGTATCGCGGCCTGATCAAACTGGCGCGCCAATCGGGCGAAATCAAGAAAATCTACGCGCATGAAGTATGCGCCAACGATCACGTTGAATGCGAGCTGGGCCTGGATAAGCGCCTCGTTCATAGGCCGGATCTGTACGGCGATCGCGGCCCGGTCATCGGGTATTACGCGGTCGTCCATTACGCGACTGGCGAAACTGATTTTGAGCCGATGACGATTGATCAGATCCACGCCATCCGTAACAAATCGGACGCCTGGCAGGCGTTTACGGCGGGCAAGATCAAGAGCACCCCTTGGGCGACCGACGAGGGGGAGATGGCCAAAAAAACGGTCATTCGCCGCTTGTTGAAGCGCGTGCCGCAATCGCCGGAACTGTCCGATGCTATGGCATCGGAAGACCGCGCAGAGGATGTTGAGCGACGGCCCGCGCCTCGCCTTACCAGCGAGGGAAAGCAGCCCCGCACCATTCAAAGCACACTCGACAATTTTGCGACGACGCTTGACAGCGGCGCCTTTGGCGCACCGAAAACACTGCAGGATGTGTCTCGCGATAATGCGCGGGCGACGACAGATACCGACGACGACCACTCGACGCTTGACAGCGGCGCCGAGCTAACGGAAGACTTCGTTGCAATGCAGGGGCATGGTTCCACGTCCCCTACGGCGCAACAGGAGTCTGCCGCTGTCATGGCGTCGGCGGTTGTTTCTCCTGCTGTCGGGACGGTGCCAGTCGAGACTGCCCATGTCGAGGCTAGCACCGTTTCTGACCCTATCGCCATAGCGCACCAGAACGGCCGCAACGCAGCGCTCGCTGGCCTGCCGCGCATCCTTCCAGACGGTTTCCATTACAAGAGCAGGCGCGCCGAGAAGGACGCCTGGTGTCAGGGCTACGACGAGGCAGCCCGGCCGGCCGCTGAGGATTTCTCTGACGAGCTGCACCAAGCTGGCGCGGGGTTTGGCGTATGACCGTCCTCGCCCTCGATCTCGGTACCAAGTGCGGCTGGGCTCTCTATTTCGGGCCGGATGACGTGCAGCACGGCGTACAGGAGTTCCGCACTGGCCGGTTCGAGGGCGGCGGCATGCGCTGGCTACGGTTTCGGAAATGGCTCGATGATCTGGACGCCACAGCCGGCGCGATCCACGCCATCTATTTCGAAGAGGTGCGCGGCCATAAAGGCGTAGACGCGGCGCACCTCTATGGCGGCTTTCTCGCCGCTCTGACGGCGTGGGCCGAAAAGCGCGCCATCCCATACCAGGGTGTGCCTGTTGGCACCATCAAGCGCCATGCCACGGGCAAGGGCAACGCGGGTAAGCCTGCGGTGATTGCCGCGATGGAGGCCAAGGGCTTCGCGCCGCGGGATGATAACGACGCTGATGCGCTAGCACTGTTGATGTTTGCAATTAGAGAGTGTGCATGATGGCGAACGTTTCCGAACTAGAACGCCGTGCAGCGCGCCGGGTCAATCTACTTACCCAGATCGGCGACCTGCAGGATGATCTCAAGACCCTAAAGGCCGAAGACAAGATGGACGGCTTCAACGAGAAAGCATTGGGCCAGTGCGTCAAGGAGCTCATGAACGGCAGCGAGTACCAGGCCGAGCAGCTGCAGTTTGAGCTGGAGCTAGACAGCTACCGGACGGCGGTCGGCTTGCCGGTGACGCTGGAAACTGCGCAGAGGAATATACGCGAGAATACCTTCAATACCTCAACAGCTGCCGCAGGGGCGAGGCTTCAGGCTGTTCTCGATGGCATACAAGGGGAGGTTTCGGTCACCTTGGCCCCTGCGGCAGAAAAGGAGCCGGCAGCATGAGCGCACTCATTCGCAAAGCAGTAGGCGACGGCACGGCCGACCTATGTTCGCCGCTTGAGCTAACGGGGATGCTCGATCGTGGCGAGCGCGCGGAATACGAGAACAAGCACTGGCCAGAGATGGTGCACGTCAGCCAAGGTTTCCGCGCGCTTGTCTCTGCAGCATACGCCGCAATCTACCGCCCAGCAACGTCAGGGCACAATGCGGCGGCAGCCATTGAGGTGTGCCCGCAATGAGATCGGAGAGGAACAACGCGCTCTATGTCTCACGCGAGACTGGGGCGCAGCGTCTCGATATCTGTCCGCGGACATGGGACGACTGGGTCAAGGCAGGAATCCTACCTAAACCGTACCGCCTGGGGATTTCGGGGACAACGCCCCGTTGGCTCTGGACGGAAGTAGACGAATGGATCTCCCGCCGTGCAGGGTCACAGGTTCCAGCAGTCGATACCACTTTTAACATCGAGGCACTAAGGGGGCGTTATGGGCAGACGTCGCACCGAAGGACGGAATCTCCCTGAGGGGGTGTACTACGCAACCAACAAAAGGGGCATCCGATACTACTACTACGCGCCGAAACGCGGGACGGGCAAAGCGGGCGAGCGTGTCGCTCTCGGCAAAGATCCTACCGACCCGGAGTTTCACAGGCGCCTGCATGCCGCGATGCATATGCCAACACACGATGGCGGCACTTTTGCGGCGCTGATCCGCGAATACATGGCCAGTCCCGAATGGGCAGACCTGCGGCCGGCTACCCAGCGAAACTACTCCTACAATTTCGCTCGCCTGCTGGACGTTGCAGCGGCAATGCTGGTCGCTGACATGGGCGAGCATCACATTTACCAAATGCGCGACGCGATGGCGTTACGGCCGCACTCTGCGAATAAATTCCTGCAGGTGCTGGACACGCTTTTTAAGTGGGGAATCAAGCGTGGCTATCGCAAGAATAAAGAAAACCCCGCCGCTGACGTAGACAATCTGAAGGCTAAGACGGACGGCACGCATCCCTGGCCGGACGACGCATACGGCTACGTGCAAGCGAATGCCCCAGAGGCGCTACAGCGAATGGCATTCCTCGGCCGGGCCACCGGGCAGCGCGAGGCTGACCTCGTCCGGATGACAATTGCCAATGTCGCGCATGATGGCGTGCATCTGCGCATCAGCAAATTGCGGGACAAGCCGCATTTTGTGCCGCTGCTCCGGGAAGAGATAGCGACTATCCGCCAGTGGTCAGTCCATCCGAGCGGCCGTCTGCTTATGACAGCGCAGAACGCAGAATTCACCGAGATGGCACTACGCAGCCATTGGAACCGCTGGCGGCGGGCGCAACCGGCCCTTGCTGGTCTGAAGCTGACAATTCACGGGCTGCGCGCTACGGCGATCTGCGACAGACGGCTGGCCGGGTCCAGCGATGGAGAGATATCTGCGGATATCGGGATATCCGTGGGGCAGATACAGAGCTACACTAAGCACATCGACAAGCAACGTGTGGCCCGGAGCTCGCGTGACAAGCGCGAGGGCGGCGGGAAGATTATCAAATTTGGGAGCAAGCGATGAAATCCGAAGACCGGCAGAAAATAAATATTGGCTCTATCGTTCAGGCGAACCCGGAAACATGTGAATGGGGGCCATCGCTCGTCATCGTTACTGGATTGAAGCGGTGGGGCGTCACGGGCTACACACACATACCATTCCAGGGTGATGCTTTTATCCGTCTGAAGTGGGCGGACATTGAGGTCACAGGTGGCGTTGCTGTCTGGGATCACGATCGCGGATCAAGCGATGAAAAAGAACTCAAAGATAGCCCGGAACAAAGCGAGATTTGACAACACACTCCAGTAATTTGACAACACAAAATGCAAATATCGTGGAAAAACATAAACATAAAGAAAATACCCTCTCCCACGAGGGGAGAGGGCAAGTGTATTAAGGTATTGATTCCGCTCAATTCGTGTTGTCAAATCAATAGAGACATATAGCGAACAGGCGCAGAACGTAGAGTTTATTTGACAACACTAAAAATCTCGCTTGCCGTGACTTTTGTCTGGTGTTTTAATCCCACATCATCGTTTCTGGTCCTTCGATGATGTTTGCGGGGTCGGCGAACGGCAGTGGCCCATGACGCCACTGCCGGACGCTGACGCAGCTTGCTGAACTTCGGGGGGAGAAAGCCCCCTTTATCCTCTCCCCCCTCTTTTTGTTAAGGCAAAGCAATGCCTTCGTTTTCAGATGATCTCCCGGCAGGCAGGCAAGCAGAAATTGAGCTGAGAACATTTCTTGACGATCAGTGGAAGCATGTTGTCAATTCTGCTGTGGGGATAAGCGTCAGACAATTTTCACCTTTAGTGATAGGTTTTTCAGAACGCCAAGGTAT